AATATAAGGGTCATTATCAAGTAAGTAATTTAGGTAATTTTAGAAGTTTAAATTATCAAAATTTAGGAAAAAAAAAAATATTAAAAAAAACACCAAAAGGGCATAAAACTTTAAAACAAAAAATAAGGTTTAATGTGTCTTTAAGTAAAAATAAAAAACAAAAAAAAATGGCTGTTTCACAAGTAGTAGCTATGGCATTTTTAAAACACAAACCTAATGGTTTTAAATTAGTTGTTGACCATATTGATAATAATCCTTCAAATGATAGATTATATAATTTACAAGTAATTACAAATAGACAAAATTGTAGTAAAGATAGGGTTGGGAAATCAAAATATGTTGGTGTCCATTGGAATAAAAAAGATAAAAGATGGGTTTCTCAAATTACATATGGTAATAAAACAAAATATTTAGGTGGTTTTAAAACTGAAATAGAAGCTGCTCAAGCATATCAAAAAGAATTACAAAAATTATGAAATTAGGAGACATAGTATTTTACATTACAAAATATACAGGCATCAGATACATATGGAAAAAAATTAATCCGAACTGCAAATGTGATCAAAGACGTAAAGACTGGAATGAAATAAAAATAAAAAGATGGTAAAATTTAATAAATATGATTTCAAAGACTGGGAAACATTTAGGCTTTCAAAAAAATCAACCATTAGTCGTGAAGAATTTAAAATGGTATGTCAGCTCCACGCAACCTATTACGATCATAAATACTACGAACCTTGTACTTGTAATCCCAAACTAATAAACAAATGGATTAAAGAACTTAATATCATTTGGAACAATGGGAATTGAAACAATAAAGAAATTTGAAAAAGTATTAGTAGCTTTCTTGAATATGGATGGATGGAATTTAGAATGGACTGGAGATGGCTTTAAACATTATGATGCTTGTGGATTCACACCTAAAGGAAATCCTTGTGTTATAGAAATGAAATTTAGAAACAAATATTATGAAGAAAAAATGTTAGAAAAATATAAATATGATGCTTTAATGAAAATGGATAAAGATGTAGTAAAACTTTATTTCGTAAGTGACCCTAAAGGAAACTATCTATACTGGTTAAATGCATTAGAACTTTCAGAACCAGTAGATATGTACTGTCCTGATACTACACTATGGACTAAAAAAAGATTACTCAAACCTGTTTACTTACTTAAAGAAAACCAAGCCACAAGAATAAATTTAAATTAAATAAAAATGTATGCACGTCTACTGCACACATTGATTTTACATTTGTTAATGAAATAAATGTTTAACCTTTAATTTTTAATTTATGAGTTTTAAAATAATCCCAAGTAACACTTTTAGAGATGACCTAAAAGAAAATCCTAAAGCTGCAATGTATATGCTAAAATCTTTTGTTTATGTTTTAAATACTAAAGAAACGATTAGTAAAAAACGAAATGAGAAGTATTTAGATTTATGTAGAAAATACTTTGCATTTAAGAAAGATGAATCGGCTGACAATATGCTTACTCTTATAGAGTTTCAGCAAAGCATATTTAAACCAATAATATCAGAAATGATAAAACTTAAAAACAGTAAGCGTCAAGTAGAGTAGACTCGAATATCTACAATACTTGTAACCTTACAAACGTATAATCGGAGAAGATTGAAACTAATTCGAGAAAGCGTAAAGAGTTGAAGTGATATAAACTATGTTTTAGGTGCAACTAAAATATGTAAGAGTAACGTCTTTTACAACTCTTATAAACCAGTCTTGTCGAGAGGGCTGGTTTTTTTATTAAATATTTTGTTTATATCGTTTAATTAACTATTTTTATTAAATGATATTGTTAATAGACGCAGACAGCTTAATCTTCGCAAGTTGTTATAGAACAAGAGATGAAGAAAACGATGACCCTTACTATAGAGACATAGAAGATGCTATTGCAAAGTTTGATGAACAGTTTATGAAGATTGTAAATGATCTGGAAGAACAATACGAAATAGATAAAGTCATTACATTTAATGGAAGCAAAGGGAACTTTAGAAAAATACTAACACCAGTATACAAAGCAAACAGAAAGAAACAAGAGTTACCTCCATTACTACACGATATGCATCAATATGTTAAAGATACATACGACAGTAAATTTGTATATGGATTAGAAACTGATGACCTTGTAGCTAAATACTGGCAAACACTATCAAATGAATTTGGAAGGGATAATGTAATGATTGTAAGCATAGACAAGGACTATAAACAATTTCCCTGCTTAATGTATAACTATCACTATAAACATAGATTAGTATTAGACATAAGTGAAGAAGAAGCATTATACAACTTCTATGAACAAATGATAGTAGGAGATACAGCAGACAATGTAAACTACTTTAGAGGCAAAGGTAAAAAGTTTGCAGAAAAATATTTTAAAGATTGCAAAAGTAAATATCAATATACTAAAAGACTATACGAATTATTTAAACAAGAATACAAGGGTAAGGCAAGACAGAAATACGCAGAATGTTATAACCTTTTAAAATTAAGAAATGATTAAAGAAAACAAATGGTTTGTTCAAAATGAGATAGCAGAAAAAGTAATAGAGCTATCAGGCATTAATATATTTGAACGTTCAAGAAAAAGAGAAATAGTAGAAATGAGATCGTTATTCTTCTACATACTAAAAAACAAATTAGATATGGGATTGACAGAAATGTCAAGATACTTTGAAGATAGTGCTTCAAGTATAAATCACGCAACTATTATATGGGCATTAAAAAACTATGAACTATATAAATCAACAAATAAAAAAATACAAGAAATAGAAGAAATGATTATTCTAAAGACTTCTATGAACATAAAAGGAATAAACAGGGAAACTTATTTAGAATTAAAATGCAAAGAACTTGAAGCAGAAATAGAAAGACTAAACACTAAACCAAACGAATCTAAAATAATAGACTTAATTAATAAAGTTCCAAAAGCAAGAGAAGGAGAATTTATTACAAGAATGGAATTAATGTTAAAGGGGTGGCAATGGCAATATAAAGATAGCACTACAGCTTATGCAGGAGAATAAAACAAAAGATTTAGCTCTTATTAAAATACAGTCAAAGATTTGGGAGCAAAAAAGATACATTAGAGAATTAGAATCTGACATTGAAAAAGATGAAACAGTAGACTTCGAAACAAGAGAACTAAACTTTAATAATCTTATAACACAATTAGAAGTATATGAATACATAAAAAAAGCAATACAGAATTATGACTAAACAAGAATTTAAAGAAACAAAAAAATATCTATTAGACATCTGTCAAGAAATAATGGATGCTAAACAACCAGAATACACACAAAAACATTTAGATATTCTACACAACTTTAAATGTTCTGCACAATTTGTAGGCATTGAACCAATGGAAGTATGGGCAGTATTCTTTAACAAACACATACAAGCAATACTAACACACGCAGGAGACCCAACAACACCACAAGCAGAACCAATAGAATCAAGATATGCAGATGCAATCAACTATCTATTATTAGGTTATAGCTTATTACAAGACAGACCAAAAAAAGACATCATTTCAGGTACTGAATAAAATAAGTTAAAAATTACGTTATATAGATATATAGAATTAATTAATTAATATTTTATTAATTGTGGATAATAGAAAAAACAATGGAGGACATTCGACAAAAGGCTTTGCAGGGAGACCTAAAAAAGCAGACGAACTAAAGCTAATTGAAAAACTTGATGCCTTAATAGATAATGATGAAGTAATTAAAACTTTAGGCAAACAAATACTAAAAGGAGATTCAAGAGCTATGAATCTATACTTCGGTTATAGATATGGAAAACCTAAAGAATCTGTAGACATATCTTCAAGTGATGGCTTTAATGTAAACTTTAGAGACCTAATCAAATTTAAGTGATTGAAATAAATAAAAAGTATTCTCCTATTGCTGAATCAGATGGGAGGTACTTTATTGTAACTGGAGGACGTGGGTCTGGTAAATCATTCTCCATAAACCTCTTATTAGTTCTTTTAACTTATGAAGCTGGGCATACTATACTCTTTACTCGTTATACTTTATCTTCTACTTATATTTCTATTATTCCTGAATTTATTGAAAAACTTGAACTGCTTAAAATCTTTGATGACTTTCATATCACAAAAGATGAAATAAGAAATAAGCGTTCTGGGAGCAAGATAATCTTCAAGGGTATCAAAACATCAAGTGGAGATCAAACAGCTAATCTAAAGTCATTACAAGGCGTTACAACGTTTGTATTAGACGAAGCTGAAGAACTTACAAGTGAAGATACATTTGACAAGATAGATTTATCAGTAAGACAACAAGGCAAACACAATAGAGTGATACTAATACTAAATCCTACAACAAAAGAACATTGGATATACAAAAGATTCTTTGAGGATAAAGGAATACAAGAAGGTACTAATGAATCTAAAGATAATATCACTTACATACACACAACCTATTTAGACAACTTAAAAAACCTATCAGAAAGTTATATTAACCAAATAGAGAACATTAAAGAACGTAGACCAGAAAAATATAAACATCAAATGCTTGGAGGATGGTTAAATAAAGCTGAAGGTGTAATCTTAACTAACTGGTCAATAGGAGAATTTAAAAAAGTAGGCGTTAGTGTATTTGGTCAAGACTTTGGATTTAATGACCCTAACACATTAGTAGAAACTAATATAGATACTACAAGAAAGATTATTTATTTAAAAGAATGTTTTTACTTAAATGGTTTAACAACAACAGAAATAGCACGTTTAAATATGAAACACGCTACAGACAATCTAATAATTGGAGATGCTGCAGAAAAAAGATTGATCTATGAATTAAAACAAAAAGGATGTAATATAGTTTCTTCAATAAAAGG